ATGGCATCATATAGCATTCAAAAACGTGAAAAGGCTGATGGGACAAATCGCCATCGTTGTCTTATCCGCGTAAAGAAAAACGGCAAAGTATTATACACAGAGCAACGGACCTTTACCAAGCACCAAGCCGCTGAGGCATGGGGCAAGCAACGAGTAGTGGATATTGAAACCAATGGTTATGATAATAAAGAAGCAGCACCTATTACTGTTGGCGAGATTATCAATAAAGCATTAGCTGATGAAAGCATAAAGGCCAGTATCGGACGATCTAAACTCTTCTGCTTAAAGCTACTCGCAGATTGTGATATCGCTAGCGTCAACCTACTGGAGCTCAAATCACACCACATCGTTGAGCACTGTAAACTACGGAAAAGTTCAGGAACGGGCCCATCAACCATAGTTATTGATGTTAGTGTTCTGCGCTGGTTGCTGCGCATTGCGAAATCAAACTTTGGCCATGAGGTTTCACAGATAGCCATAATAGATGCGTACGACACTCTCTACGCACAAGGACTAATTGCCAAATCAAATAAACGTTCGCGCAGACCTACGGCCATTGAAATTGAAAAATTAAAAGTGGGGCTAGCAGAAAGAGCTCAGCAACGAGCCGCACATATTCCTTATGTTGATTTACTCGACTTCTCTATACTCAGTTGCATGCGCATAGGTGAAGTATGCCGAATTAGGTGGGATGATGTTGATGAGACACAAAAAGCGGTGATAGTGCGCGACCGTAAAGACCCGCGCAAGAAAGCAGGCAATCACATGTTGGTACCGCTTTTGGGTGGCGCCTGGGAGTTACTGCAAAAGCAGCCGCGTGATGATGAAAGAGTGTGGCCATTCAATGAGCGCAGTGTCACCGCAGGGTTTCAACGAGTACGTAATGCTCTGGGAATTGAGGACTTACGCTATCACGATTTAAGGCGTGAAGGAGCTAGCCGGTTATTTGAGAAGGGCTACAGCATAGATGAGGTGGCGCAGGTGACGGGGCATAGGAACATCAACACCCTGTGGCAAGTGTATACCGAGTTATTTCCTAAACGATTGCATGATAAAGATGAGCAGAATTAACTAAGATAGGTGCTGATATGTGCGGAAGGATCAATATTTTTTCGAATGACCTCAATGCTAAGGTGTCTAATAGCTTAGGTATTAATTTTCATTCCCAACAAAACCTTGATTTGAGGCCTACCCAACAAGTTGCGACTTTAGTGATGCAAAATCAAGAGATTGATCAGCAAGACGCTTCTTGGGGCATACAACCTGCTTGGTCGAAGAAGTTATTGATCAACGCCCAAGCAGAAACAGTAATGAACAAAAAAACTTTCGCCTATGCTTTTGAGCAGAATCGATGCCTAGTGCCTTGTTCTGGTTGGTTTGAATGGCGTGATGAAGGGGGCAAACGAAAACAGAAATACCTGTTTAGTCATAAAGAAGACGTGCCACTATTTATGGCAGGCATCCTTTATCCCAGTGATGATGGCATGCAGCTAGTCACCCTGACTACATCACCAACGGATGAATGCCGACCCTACCATAACAGAATGCCGCTACTTATCGTTCCAAGTGATATTCTTTACTGGTTTCATTCAGAGCCCAAGCAGCTTGAACATCTGTTAATCAATAACCCTAGCAACATTATTAAGATATTAGCTGCTTAGCTAGCACTTTATCCGAGGTAAGCTTACCCAGTCTGTGGTGTATTGGGGGGTGAGTAGTTCACGGCGCATGCTCCACTTTTGTTCTATGCCTTGAGCCACAAGAAATAAGGTATCACGGCCATAGCGTTGATTCAGATTATCTAAAACCAACATCAATGAGGGGTTGGCTCTGGATGAACTGAATAAATCAAGTTGCCTGTGTTTATCACTTGCTAAGTCGATTAACCCAACCCCAATTTTGTAGTAACGAACGCCTTCACGGAACAGCTGTGTGGCGGCCTGTGTCATGGCTTTAGTTATTTCAGCGCTGCAGTTGGTTGGGCTTGCAAAATGAACTATGGCTTTGAAGCTTCTAGACTGCTCATCAAAGGGCGAGTTACTAGCAAATAACATCATAGTCTTACAACTTGAACCTTGAGAACGAGCCTTGGCGGCTGCGATACCCACATGCTTACTTAAAGCTTGAAGCAGTGAGTTATAATCGGTGATCCGTTCGCCAACGCTTCGAGTGCTGAATATCTGCTTCTTATCAGCTCTTGCTTCATCCCAAACCTTACATGCCTGGCCATTTAACTCACGAACGGTACGCTCTATCTCTATGCTGAATTGTTTTCTGGCTAAGCCTGCCGGCATATTAGCAAGGTCGAACGCAGTTTTGATGTTCATTAACTCAAGCTTTTTGCTTATTCTGCGACCAATCCCCCACACGTCCTCTGTCGAAAGTTGTTTTAGAATAGCTACTCGCTCATGGTCGGTATTGATTACACATACACCTTGATAACCCTCAATCTTCTTTGCCGCGTGGTTAGCAATTTTAGCCAGTGTGAGCGTCGCTGCTATACCAACACAGACTGGAAGGCGTACCTCTTTCCAGACCGCGCGGCGAATTAACTGGCCTTGTGTCTGCAGGCATTTAATAGCGGGATAGCAATGGGCAAAAGATAAGAAGCTTTCATCTATGGAATACACATGTTGTTCAGGAGCAAAGCGGCCAATAATACTCATCATCTTGCTCGATAAGTCGGCATAGAGCTCATAGTTACTAGAGCAAGCGATCACGCCTTGCTTAATGCAGAGGTTTTTAACTTTAAAGTAAGGTGAAAATTTAGGGATACCAAGTGCCTTGGCCTGACGATTAGCAGCCACAATACAGCCATCATTATTACTTAACACGATAATGGGCTTACCACGCCAGTCAGGGCGGAACACTTGCTCCGCGCTGCAGTAGAATGAGTTAGCATCAACAAGGGCAAACATTTACAGTTCTGCCAAAAGTGGGCTCTGGCGATGGCAACGAATGGAGCGAGTTACCACACCTTCAATCGAAAAGGTATCATAGTCATGAATAGCAACGGCTTGATATTGCTCATTAGAGGACAGTAGCAACCTTGACTTAGTATCGATGATCTTACAGACAAACTCGCCATTAAAATTGGCAACGATAACATCACCATTACGAGCCGTTTCATGGCGGTCAACAATCAACACATCACCATCAAAGATTCCTACATCTTGCATAGAGTCACCTTGGGCTAGCCCGATAAAGGTAGCACTAGGGTGAGTTACCAGAAGATCATCTAGACTTAGGCCGAGTTGATGGTACTCAGCTGCTGGGCTTTCAAAACCAGTAATACCAGCTCGAGCTGAAATAGGGATAACACGCATACACAACACCACTGTAATTATATACAGTAATTTTAGCAATTCTCGGCGAAACTGCAAGAACAGACTGGCTATGATGACGCTTTATCAAATGTCTACACTTCCATCTCCACAAATGGCAAGTCGGGTGCTGTGCCTAGCACCCTGCCGTCTTGCACGTAGATATGATCGCCGATGGTGGCGCTACCTATAGCACGTATTGTGTGGCCGCTGGCACTGCTGGCGGTGACTGTGCCATCGGCGTTGACGACATCTACTGTCATGATCATCCGTGGTAATACTAACGCTGTTTGAAGTTGTTTAAGCATGGTGCCTCGCTGGCTGTTAGCAGAGTTACGCAATTGAGCGGATCACGGTAATGGATTGTTCGATATTGATATCACCGCGTTCACTGACGCTGGCGCGGATACTCCAGCTATCACAAGTCCCTTTGAATACCTCAGTGCCTTCACGAATACCAATCAACATACCAGGTACTGCTGGGGGTAAATCGGCCATGACCGGCAGCGTCAAGTTGATATTAAGCTTATCTCCTGTATCGGCTAGGGCATTAGTGCCCGCGATGCGCGCGGCTTGGTTATCAACAATCAGCTGGGCACTGATATCGGCGGCAGGAATATTGCCCGCACTGCCAGTGCGTTTCACTTTCGCACTTATACCCTGCTGCTCACCGCGCAGCCACACCACATTACACAAAGGATTACGGGCTACTGTCTCGCTATAGTTAGTGATCACCGCATCGTGCAGGGTTAAATCAGGCACTGCGGTTGCCATCTGCCATGGCGCAGTTGGCCAGCGCGGAATGATAGTGAGCTTTCGAGCGGCATCATCGGCTAAGATCATGCAGCCAAGTTGCGTAGCAGCTTCATGGATGGCATCAATCGGTGACTTATTGCCAACGCTGAACGCGCCTGCGGGCACGGTAAAATCAGCAATGCCTTTAAGTTCAACTGTCCAGCCTGCGCTGCCAGCCCCCTGTTGCAATATGTCGCTAATAATACCGCCAAAACTTCGAGCAACCGCGTTGGTGTAGCTGATAGGCAGCAGATAAGGTGATGCTAATTCAGCGGCGCGTGAGCGGCCTGTGCTGCTATGGGTTTCACTGCCAAAGACCTTGCTAGCACTTGGCTGTTCAGCTATTACATAGAAATCGTAGCCATTGATAGTGATCAACAATAATTCATTGTGAGCCCGCTGGGCATCGATTCGGCTTGAAAACTCGATACTGACAGATTTAGCCCACTGACCACGGCTCTGGCTAATGCTGCAGCTTGAGATCACTATCGGTAAATTATCAAATACTCGTACGCATGTAATGGTTGGTTGCATAAGGTAGTACCTGCGGATTTGCGGTTCAATGGGGATTTTAAGATCAAGACTGGGCAAGCTTGGGTGAGCATCTATTAGGCCGCCACCATCGTCAAAACGGCACACTTTGGGCTCAATGGTAAAGCGCAGTGTTATAGGGCTTTGTGAGTTAGTCCAAGGCTCACCAAATCGCATAGTTATCTTGCCTGTTTGCGGAATATAGCGAGTCGAACAAATCCACTGTGGCTGATGCGGCCCCCAAGGCAGTGAATACTCAAACCCTCGTTGGCCCTTATAGCTGTAAGCTATTCCTTGGCAAATTTGAGTACCTGAGACCTGGCGCCAAAGCACGCTTGCAAGCTGCTCCTTTGGTTGTGATTGCGACCACTTGGCCACATTGACATTCATGCGCTGCAGCGGGGTTAACCAATCAAGCTGAGTGTGATTTTCATGTTGATTTGGAGTGGCCCAATGAACACTAAATTGCTGTTTATGTAATTGAGGTGTCAACCATGGCCAAGCCGTGATTTGTTGCGCTAAGCCTTTAGTGTGCCAAACAAGCCCATAGTCTTGATGATCTGCCGATTTACCGCCCCAAATAAGCGCTGTATCAAGTGCTATATAACGGCTTAATGAGTGTATAACTAGCTGATTATCAAGCCGCAGCCCCTTACCAATCCCTAATCCCAACTCAATGCCTATGCCCCCAAAACGAATGGGCGGCTCGGGTATAAGTTCACCCACAAAACGCAACTGCAGCGGCGAGGTGGCATTAGGCCAAGACTCATCAAATCTGAGTTCTAGCATGGCTTAATAACCAAGATTTACTGTGTGACTATCCACCAAAGGTAAGGTCACGCCATCGGCCACCTTAGCGTTATATTCTTGGTTATCATCAAGGATCATCACCAATACACCACTCAAGGCATAGGATGGGCGAACCAAGCATTTTACTTGGCCGCCTGCAGGCACTTCTTTTTGCCACAATAACTTTAATGAGGCGCGATCAATAACGGCAAAACGCTCGGCGGCGGGGTCGGCATCCAACTCAAGCAAGCCCATCATGTAGGGGGATTTTTCAAATATAGGGGCCGTTATTAGATTAGGCATACCAATCCCCTGTCGAAATCCAAAGATTGGACGCGCCAAGATGCGAAGTTGGCACTAGATAATAAAGGGTGCCGTTAAAGTCTTTTCTGAGCGGTAATAGCTCATCGGTGTAACCATTGAATGAGGATTGATATAGACCAGGCATAATCCCTCTAGCATAGGGGTGTAATGTACTCAGGTTATTGTTAACCCCTTGGGAATCTTCAAAATTAACCCCAGCGCCTTGAGGGCTATAGTATAGCTGGCGTATAGCTACTGGGCTCAGAAACTGCAAGTGGTTTGCGGGTGGCACAACTCTAATCGGTAAGGTGTGATAAACAGGGTACGGCATGTTTAACACCATTTGTTTGGGGTAATCACTGCCATCTGTTTGATGCATTTTACAGACCTTAGTATTATCGTTTAAATAAGTTAGTCCATCAGTCCAAGAGGGGTTGGCGGTAATGCTAGAGTCTGATTCTGATGGACCCATTACGGTTGTAAATCTAGTGGCGTCATTAGGGGTGAGGCTGTGAATATCGCCACAAAAAATACTGAGATAATGATAAGTGCTTTGTTGCACAGTATTCTTTGGCGAGTCACCATAAGTATAAATATAGAAACTGGCGGCTGTGGCAATGATTACCCAGTGTTTAACGTAATAACCCGAGCCAAACATACAGCGCCAACCTGCCGCGTTAACGGTTGCCCAATCAGGATTGATAGACGTAAGAAAAGGGGCCGATTGAAAATTAACAACCCCTCTTACAGTATCACCGGCACTTCTTGGCCAGAATTTAACAAAGCTACCTGATGCTAATGAAGTCGAATTTCTAAATACAATTTGCTGCGTTGGGGCATCTTCAAACGCCACCGACCAGCCAGCCGCTGCCTTGCTACCATAGCCTGTGACTAGGCATTTCTTCAATACGTTAATAAGCTCTGATGGCTTCATCCCCTCTGTGAACTGTGGCGCTCCGGCATCGTCTGAACGATAAACTGTAACTGGTAACCCCATGCTATTGACTCCTGAGTATGATTATTACGACTCGTTACCGCGAAACGCCAACACGGCTTTATCTGTGGTGATTTGGCTATGCCCTGCCTGTGTAATGCGAATGGGCATGATGGGTTTGGCTGCAGCATAAGTGTTGAAACGTATGGCTTCGCCTATATTCCAACCGCCGCCAAACGCAGCGGCCCGAATAACAAAATACGGGGCATTGGTTTGGGGGTTAATGGGGGAAAAGTCGTTTAACACATCACCGGTGGCGATTTGGCCAAGGCGTCTACCCACACAGCGAAATGATGTTGTTGAGTTAAAAATAAGTACCCAATCTTCATTTACTGCAGTACGGTTATTCACTTCAATGGGGTAATCGACCGTGTTTAGGTTGCCGGTGGCAGGGGTACCGTCTTGGGTCCAGTTATTGGCCCAAGCAGTCATATCGCGAACGCTGCCTACCCGGGCTTGTAAATCCCCTAAAATCTGCACACTGGCCACCGTACTATTGATGGGGTATTGCTGAGTTAAATTACCGGCTAAAGTAATGAGGTTATCACTGAGCGCTGTCACTAAGCCCAACTCGCCTATGGTGTCGCTTAAGATAAAGGGCGCAGTAAAGCCGCTAAAATCACTGTTTAATGTGACTGTGCCAGACGCTGTATCCACAGTGAAGTTATCATTGGTGGGCGTCCATAAACTCAAGCCTGTTGCATCGGTAATATCAACAAACCGCGCCCCTTGGCGAATGTTATGCACCTGTGCGGCGGCTGGAGTTGGAATAGCTTGATACTGGCTGTGCTGAATGGCCACAGTACCCCAAACCCTAAAGCCATCCACTATGCCGTTATTAGGCACCCGCAGCGGGTTTAATCCATAAATATCTGCAGGGGGTAAGTTTCGCACTTGCTCGGTAATGTCATAGGTTAAGGTATTGAGTTTCACGGGCTGAGTGAAACTCAAGGTCACCAAACCATTGTCCAAGGTACCGCTAACCCCTGCCCCAGTAATGACGCCGTTTGCATCGCTGCTGGCACTGACTAAAGTGTCAGTGGCTGAAAGTACCTGCAGGTAAAAAGTCTCTAATATAGGGGTGGTGGCATTGAGGCTAAAAACGGCATTGCTGACGGGGGTGTTTTCAGTGACTAATGCGTTAAATGTGAGCCCTGAGAATCCCGCTTCAAGGGTGATGACTCCTGCCGCATAATCGACAATACCCACTCTAGTATCCCCATTCACATAAATACTGCCATCACGCTCGACAAAGGTATAATTGCCGCCGTTCAGTATCACTTTGCCATCAAGCGAACCTAGCACCAATTGTTTTGCTGCAGGAAATGCATCTGCGTTGTCATAGTTTTGATAGTGGCTGCTTGAGATATAGCTCAAAGAGATATTGCTGTTTATGTCTGGTTTACGGGCCAAGGTCACACTGACTTTATCTGTCGCCACCACAATCACTGCATCGACCGTGCCAAAGATTTCACCGCCTGATTTAAAGCTCACTTTTGGCGAGTAATCCACATTCTGGTTTTCCCCTTGCAGCACATCGGTTAAATCAAATTGATAGCTTTGGGCTTCACTGGCCACTTGGGATACGGTTTTAGGTAACACGCCATTGGCCGCTAAACTAATGCCGCTTTTTGTCTGCTCACTTAATACCACAGGCAAAAGATTTTTCTTGGTCGCTTCGACCGCTAGGGTTTTGCTGCTGGTTGCGCTAGTGAGCTTAGTCACGCCATGAAACTTAAGCGGGCTTGCCTCATTAACAAGGCGCAGCTTAGTACAGTTATTATCACCATTAATATTGACGTGACTTTCTGGCGTGGCGCGGGACATTGGCGGCTCAAACACCACATTACCCGCACTGTTACCAGGCGCAAAAAGTTGCACCACCTTGGCGTAATGCACAAATCTTGGATAGGCTGTATCTTCATTGCCTGAGTACTCCACGCTAATGGCAATCACTTGGCCCACTCTAAGCTGAGTGTAAACCCGATATTCACGGTTATTTAAGGTTTTAACGCTGGTTAAATAATCTTGGCTAAAGTTGTTTTGATTGGGTAAGAAGCCTGGGCCGCCCGAGCGAAATAAAGAGCCTGCTGTTACTGAGGATTCAATGATTTCTTTCATGTCTGTCATGCGGTCGCTATCATCAAGCGAGTCAGCTTCTACCAACATCAAAGACACTAAGGGATCCGTTGGCGCTTCACTGATAAACACATGGGCATCGAGTAAAGTTGAGGTGTCTTGAGTGTCCAATGCGGGATAGCATTTCACGATATCAATCGCCGATTGGGCATGGTCAATGTCGCTGATGGCTCGAAACAACTCATTGAGCTTGCCTGACTGGACAAAGTTGCGAGTGCGCTGGCCCCCTGCATCATCACTGGCGCCGAGTAATTCTGGCTTGGCTATCTTCAAATCTTGGCGGGTAATTGTCATAGTGAACCTGTTATAGAATTAGAAACTTTAGGACCACATTGGTGAGGTGCTCAAACCCACCCACTTGGTCAAATAGATCAACTCCACCTACTGCGGTGCCTGCGGTGTTGTCCCAAATAACGTTGTAGCTTGTGCCTTCGTGCAGCAACGTAAAGCTAGCTAACTGGGTGGCTGCATGGGTTTGTAATTGCTCAAACTCACTCCGTGATAACCAACCATTTTGCGTACCTAGCTCCATTGCGATGCCTGCTTGTATGGCCGTTTGCTGCACTAATGGCGCACCGTTTAGGGCACGTTTCATGTTTGCAGCAACCCGTGGCGTATTGTTGCGATTGAGCCACAGAAGCGGCTCAGATAGCGTAATGCTGTCGATGATTGTCATAGACATTACTCGATGTTGTTAAATAGCTAGCCGCCAACGGATTGCAGGCGTTTGATCTCGTTCATCAACTCATTCACTATGCTCCGCTTGACCTGCGCATCAAACGTGCTGTTACCTACTTGCAGCTGCAATATTACGATATCGCTACTGTTTGCGGCCGTTATGATTCTTGGCTGAGTTTGGGTTGTCGCATTGGTTGGCACAGAACTGAAGGAGGGCTGCTGTTTAGTGGTGGTAGTAGCATCAATAATGGCTTGCTTGTCGTTGGCGTCTTTCTGGGCTTTTATTTCAAGATCTTGGGCCTTTTTTAGATCGCTCATGCTTTTTTGCAGCTTAGTGACTAACTGGCTATTACCATAGGCTTGAGCCTTAGCAATTAAGCCATCTATCTCTTTTATTTCACTGGCAAACTTACGCTTAATGACATCCTTTTCGTTACCCAATGCCGTATCTAAACGATCTTGAATATCCAAGGTGGTCGCATTAATGTCATCGGCCAAATCTTGGAACTTAGCACGCGCGTTATCAATGGCATTGGTTAGTGGCTGTAACTGCACATCCGACAAGCCCAACATGCCATTGGCCGCTTTGCTGGCCATTTTATCAAGTGCTTCTAAGCTATATGTGCTGCTTTCAATGTCATCAATTTGCCTTCTTATTGATAATGAAGTTTGCAGTTCACTGTAACGGCGTTTGTCTTCACCGGCTAAGAATGCCGTTTGCAAAATACCCATTTGCTGGATACGACTAATTAACTCATCAGCACTTGCTGCAGTATCAATATAACTCTTACCTGTGTCGAGTATCACGCTTCGTTGGGCAACGGTGGCATTACGTAGCGCGATATATTGAACAGTTTGATCTTCTAAAGACTGGCGGTTTTCTTTATTTGCTTCAGTGTTATCCTTAACGGCCTCAGTGGCGGCTTTCGTTTTTTCAGCGTTTTCAGCTTTTTTGCGGCTACTTTCGCCAACAACATTGTTTAAGTCAGATAATGTTTTTTCAAGCGTTTTTGATTGAGCGTCATACTCTTGCTTGGTTAATAAGCCTGCCCTAAAGTTGCGGTCGAGTATCTCTAATTGGTTTTCATACTCACGCTGTAAAACAAGTAGCTCAACATAGGTGGCGTTCTCTATCTTAGAGAGCTCAACAGACTCACGTTTCATCTCAGCTAGGTTGGCTTCTTCCTTTGCTAACTTGGCTTTAATTAAAAGGAGTTCATTTGTTGCCTTGTTCTCGTCCTTTAAGGCTTGCTCTAATACGCGTATTTCAGCCTCTGTGCTAATAATACTTTCTTGCAAGCCTAACTGTTCGTCAGATAGTAAGCCTGTACCCTTTGTAACAAGATTGATCTCGTTAACCGTTTTGTCATAAGCGCTGGCCAATTCTTGTTGCGATATAGTCAGTTCTTTTTCGGTTAACAATCCTTGTGCATATTGGGTCTGTAGCTCTTTGCGCTTAGCAATAAACTGATCGGTTAATTCAGCTTGTGTTGTCGTACTGACATTACTGGCATTAACCTCAGTTGAATAACTTTTGAGCGAGCCTGTTAGTAACTCGGATGCTTTAGCCAACCTTTCAGCAGAGATCACACCTTTAGCATAAAGCTCATTTAATGACTTTTGCCTTGTCTCAACCTCAGCGATCGCCTCTGTATATGTCAAGGTGCTGGTATTTAGCTTAGCGAGGTTATCGGCGTGCTCAACCGCCGCATCAGCCGCTTTTTTATCTTTTTCAGCCTTTTTCTTACTGGCTGCGGCCGCCTTTTCTTTTAATTGAGCTTCGATTTCTACTTCACGATTTGCTCGCACCAAAGCCGCCGTTAGTTCGCGGTAGATGGTTTCAAGATCTTTATTGTAAGCACCTGATAATAAGATATTACTTATTTGGCCGCGTTGATCTGCCGATAACTTTTTAAGTGCTTCTCGGTATTTTACTGTGGTATTAATTAAGCCTTCGTAGGCAATAGACGACTCACCACTCATGCGCTTATTAAGCGTAATGATGTCTTCGCTATCACGCTTAATTGCCGCTGCAATGGTAGTGCTACGGGTTTTAGCATCAGCAACTTGCTTTGCTGTGACAAACTCAATACCAGAAAGCTTACTTGCTGAACGAAGCGCTTCGAGAGTCGCCACATTCATATTGCTTAATTCTAACGCCAGCGAATTTACGCCTATGCTGACGGTATTTAAACCAGCAGCAAAGGCATCCATTGTGTACTGAAGGGCGCTAAAAGACTCATCAGTGCCTGCCGCGAAATTATTAATGTCTGCAAGTAAATCGACAAAGCTATCAGCTAACTCTGGTATGCGCTCCATGAGTTGAATAACGTTTTCATCTACGGCATCAATTGCATCACCAGTCGCCCTTATTGCAGTATCAATTTCGTCTGAGAACGCCTCACCAATACTGGTTGTTAGCCTATGGAATTTGTTTTCTAAGCGACCAATCGCCGCCGATTGATCAGCATAGGCTTTGGCGGCTTCCTTCATGTGGTAGTCGCCAGCAATATAAGCTTTGTTAGATAATTCCAATGCCGTTTTTAAACGGTCGGTACCATCTGCTAATACACTGAGCACGCTTGTTGCTTCAACACCTTCAATGCCCATCGACTTAAGTGCATCAGAAACCAGCCCGCCCTCAGATTTAACACGCTTTAATCCCTCAAGGAATTTGACTAAGACTCTCTCAGGGGCATCACCCAGGTCTTTTTCAATTTGGTCTGCGGTTTGGCCGGTGATTTTAGTCAGTAGCTCTAAATCATTACCGCCTTTTTTACTGGCCTCATTGATTGAGGCTGCTAACTTTTGAATGGCGGTGCGTGAGCGCTCCGCAGGCTGACCTAACTCAGCAAGAGTAGTACCAAACGCCGCAGCCGCAGCAGACCCTAAATTAATTTCACGGGTACCTGTAACAATCTCCTTGGTCATGCTCACAATATCGGCTTCGGTAATCGCAAAATCATTACCAAGTGCAACGACAGAAGAAGATAGATTTTGTATCTGTGGAATACCTTGCTGCGTCATCCCCAAAATACGTGCAAGCATGGTTGCCGCTTCATCACCGGCTAAGTTGGTTGATAACCCCAAAGCATCGGCGGCAGCAACTAAGTTTAAAATATCTTCGGTAGATTTAGTGCCTAATTGTCCCGCAACTTCTGCCATGCGCAGTAGTTCATTGGTGCTAGTTGGGGTCACGTTCTCACTAAGATCTTTAAGTTCAGCCGCCATTTTGACAACCGCCTCGCGAGCATTGCCTGTGGTTTTCTCTACCTTGGTAATGGCGGCTTCTAGCTCTCCGTAATTTTCAACCCCACTTTTTACTGTTTGTACGGCCTGCTGCGCCGACAGCAACACAGCATAGGCTTTGGCTAACGTCCTTACTGCCCTGGTGGTTAAATCGGTTTGGGCATTGGCATCCTTTGAGGATTTTTTGCTATTAGTGAGTAATTTGTCATGCAGGCTTAGCTTATCGTTAACCCCCTTCAGCGCCTGTTCAGCGGCAGCCTGCTTAGCCTTTAAGTCTTTACTCGCATCGGCCAGCTTATCCATGCTGATCCCAGCTTTATTGAGCACGGCTTGCTGTTTATCTAACTGGGCTTTATTGCGGCCAAGGCTAGCGCCCAGTTGGTTTAACTCAGTACGGGCGGTTCTAACCTTAAGGGTATATTCAGCTTTTCTTTGACCGGCTTTATCAACTTCAATGCTAATTTTCTTAAGTTCTGCAGTTTCTTGCTCGAGCTCAGTCGCTAAACGACTAGCGCTAGCTGCGGTATTTTTTTGCACCGCTGCCAGCTTTTGCAAATCTACTTTCGCTTTGGCTAACGCCTGCGTTTGGGCTTGGCTGGCATTAGCGCCTTTGGTTTGAGTCGTGGCCAAGCGCTCAACCTCTGCGCCCGCTAACTTAAGCTGGGCATCATACTTAGCAAGTTCAATTACCGTTTGGTTGTATTCTGTTTCAAGTTTAGTTGTCGAGATTGCGGCCGCTCTTTGGGCTTGCTCAAGCTGCTTAGCATCTGTCGCCGCTTGTTTTTGCTCTTTTTTAAGCTTATCGAGCGCGACAGCATTATCAACATACGCCTTTTCACCTTTTTTTATCGACGACGTTAGATCATCAATGGCTTTAATCGCCGCCTGCTGTTGTTTGAGATCGTCAAGCTGCTCATTGAGTTTTTCACTTTCCCGCCCCAGCTCCTGCAAGGCTTTCTCAGACTTCTTGGCTTCGCTGGAAAACAGGTCTTTGCCTTGAATAATTAGATTAACCACTTGGTCTTTAAAACTCATGAGTTCACCAATAAGGAATTAACAAACCAAAATAAAAAGCCCGCAGCACTTAGAGTTAAATGCTACGGGCTATTAAGGGCTTAAAGTGGATTACGCGGCGCTGCGAACGAAGAACTTAGACTTACCAGTGGCAACGATTGAACTATCGGCAAGTACAGCACCTTCAATGTCGAAACTGCCGTAATCTGTGCCGATTAAGTCTAAGCCTGATGTGGGTGTGGGCTTCCACTTATAGAACTTCAGCGTCCAGGGTTTGCCGGTTGAGTCGTTAATACCGTCAACGACCACACTGACCGTTTTGCCCGATTCCGTTAATGCCTGCAACGCATTACCCGCTTGACTGGTGTAACTGAGCTTAAGCGCTTGACCAGCGGTAATGGCCCCGCCTGACAAGGCGCGGATCCCTGCGGCACTTACCACGTAATCCTCATCAAGCACATAGGTGGAATCCCCAGCGGTATTTTTAACCACTGGAGCAACTGAGGTGTCAATCATGTGGACCGTTGGCGCTAAGCCGTCAAGCACTGCGGTAATGTCTTCATCGACCACTGCTGCTGCAGTTAAAACATCAATCTTACCGCGCATGGCTAACGCCAAATTGTCATTGTTAAAATCGTAAAAGGTACCACTTAGTTTGACCGCTTTAATCAGGGTGACTTCATCGGCGTTTCCACCGCCACCACGGTAGTTAGGCAAGGATTTGGTTTCTTGATCAATAGCGAGTTTTACGCCGCTAACGTTGCCACAATCACGGCCATCGATATAGACAATCGCTGAACCAATATAACTTTCAGTTACGGTTTCACTCATAATGAGTCTCCAAATTTAACGGTAGTAACAAGGGATAGGGTTAGCACGGCTAACCCGTGGCTTTCATGGGCTTCAGGCATGATGTACTTACATGGCTCTGACTCTTTAAAGCTGATAACCGAAGGCAACCAACTGGGTTTTTCTGTGAAGCGCTCATCTTTATAAAAAGCACAACGGATGGCACGTACCAGATTGATTAAATCTGCTGTTGGGGTGCTGTTTTTCGTGAGTTTTACGCCTGCGACGACTTGTAATGCCAATTCGTCTTTGTATTTATCAATACCATTTTTAGCGTCAAATCCATCGGTGTACGGCTGCAAAAAAATAAATCGTTCTTCCTTTGCGATACTTTGTACGTAAAAACCTTCACGCACAGTTGTGCCGTCAACCAGCGCAAGGCGGTCTAATATTGCTTGGATCATGGAAGTTATCCTTTAGGCATTAACGATTCGCGTACTGACGATATTTATTTCTTAGATGTGCAATAATCGGCGGTTCAATATCCCCCCTGATCTTGCCGAAACTGCCGGCCACTGAAGGGCCGTACATCGCTTTTTGCCCTTTAAGCTTGCGCCAACTGTTATCGCCTTTCATCCGTTGGAACATGATTTGATTACCGTTGCGGCCAATCACGCTAAAGGTGCCTTTAAACCACACGGGTTTATTGCGCAGGGCACTGACCATGTGGCCATCAGGGCGAGAACCACCCCACCTTGCGGTACGGGTAAGCCTTCGCGCGAAACGGATTAAAGTACTGGGGCGGTAACGGGCCGAGATAGTGCCCTTTAGATCACGCGGGTCGAAACTCACGGATAGATTCTGCTCAATATAACTGCGGGAATTAAAGCCGTAGCGATTATAAATACCATCAACTGCAGCTTTTTCACCAAACTTTACCGTATCCTCAATCGCTTTTTTTATCGCTGGCGCTTGGGCGCCGCGAATGCGATTTAGCTCTTTAGTAACAGCATCTAGCCCGTCAATTTTTATGCGCGCCATTAGTTAGGTCTCAAGTGGAATATAGATAAAGGTCACGCTGATAGAGTCCATGCTTACCCTTTGGGTGAGTCGTCCGTGCTGGCCATTAATGTCAAATTCATCACCTGAATTTACCGCCCCTTCTGAATGCAAAAACTCGGCTCGGGTAACTAACTGGGGCAAATACTCACCCAAACCTGAGCTTAAATCCTTAGCGTTATCATCCAAACTCACCAAGCGAGTAAATGCCGCAGAGCCATTAGTTGGGGTAAAAAGGCACGGTTCAGCTAAACGCTGAAACACCCGCACCATTTTAGCGCTCGCCCTATCAGCGAAGTTTTTGCCCACATTAGGCATTGATTTTTACCCAAACCGTTTCGGATGGATTAGATGCATCAGCCCACGCCTTACCCGCCAAGGTATTGCCTGATGCCGTTGTGGTCACTGTGTTATCCGATTTTAAATATACTAAAGCCCCTTGGCCGATATCATCAACACTGACTTTAGGTAGCTCAAACACACCTGTGGTAACAAATGTGCCTTCACTGTTTGCGGCAACATTACCAAGAGCAACGCCCACCAATTTTCCGATAAGCGCTGTGGCTCCGCTAGCAACATCCACCGTGGGAGTGTGATCAATAGTGTGACCATCACAAACTAGATTGTTCATAACATTCATCCTGTAAAAGAAGGAAAAGAGAATAGGTCCTAGGATCTAGAACCTAGGCAGTTGAATTACACGCCGGTTGATTTAACCAAACCACGGTGATCAAGCGGTGCAACACCCGCATCAATACGCACCTTGGTAGCAACGCCATCTATGGTGAAACCTTGTTGCTGTTCGATGTAAGGCGTATCGATACCGTCTAGGTAAGCCACTTCAATGGTGTCACGCCCTTTGCCAGCTGCAAGGAACCATTGTGTTGCACTGCTATCATCTAAACGAGGTTCGCCAATCACTTCAGCAAAGTTTTGGATTGGATTAACAATACCTGAATTAACATCAGCACCTTTAACTGAACTGGACTTAATAATCTGGTTCATTGTGGTTTCGAGCCCTACAGGGCACAACACAAATTCAGGGCGGATGTTAAGGCTACGATTACCCGATTTTTGCTTACGCATTAACATGCGATTTGCATCAATAGCCGCTACGCTGGGCGCACCAGAACCTAAGTTACCGTGGTCGGCATGGAACAAGGCTTTTCCGTCTGCCATTTTGGGGTTTTGCGTAAGAACCGCATACACCAAATCTCCTATAGTGCCTTTAGCTGCAAAGCCCATTTTCATTGGAATGTCAGTTAACATACTCATATCATCATTGATAATAGCTTGGCGAGTAATAGAGAAAAGTTCGCCGTAGGTGGCCAGTGCAATTTGCTGAGCATGATCACCAACTGTCACGTACTTATATTCGGCACCTTCGCGCACTTGACGCAAACTGTTGAAGTCACCTAGCCCTACCCGTTGGGCAATTTTAAAGTCACCAAGCTGGCCTTTTTTCGTCCAGAGTTCAAAGGTTTCTTCGGCAGTTTCCCAGCCCATTAATACTGACTTATTGGCGATATCTAACAAGATGTTGCCAAAGTCGCTTGAGCTATGGGTAAAGGCCAACCCCACCATTTGCAAAGGGTTCATGCCAGACACCCCAATACCACGATCCGTTAATGAAGCACGGGCAAGATCACGCAAGTTATAACTAGCATATGCATTTGATTCCTCTCGCTCCGCATGACCAGCACGAGTTAAAAGCTGGGCTCGAATCGAATCGCCCACTATATTACCGTTACCCGAGTGAACACTCGTGCGGGGCAAAGTAGCGCATGGCGTGGTGTTCTCACCCAATTTAGCCAAGATCAAGTCTTTGGCTTTTTCGGCGTTGATATTAGCATCGGCAATGCACTGATTATGCAAATCAGCTAACTCCGGAAAGAAAGCAAATGCTGTATTAATACCCTTCATTCGCTCACTATTAAACGCAATCGCTGCCGCTTGAATTGTTGCGGCATCAGGTTGCACAGCTGCGGGGGTAGTTGGGGGAACTGCAGCGGCTGGCGCTGTAGTCGTTGGGGCTGTGGTGGCTGCAGTTGGAGTCTCACCGACATTGGCCTGTTGCTGTAACAGGGTTTGCATTGCTTTAGGCATATTATTAAAGTCCTTCAATCGTTTAAAATCAATTGATGCAGCCATTTGCATCGGTTCAATTACTTCATCAGCCAACCCAAGAGCAACCGCTTCTTGGGCGGTCAACCAAGTGTCTTCTTTAAAAAACTGTGCCAGCTGTTCATCACTGAGTTTCCCCGCTGCCTTATCTTGGTAAGCCTTGCCCATGCTGGAGCGCCACTTATCGAGTAAATCAGCGTACTCGCGTAAATCGTCTGCCGTGCCCACTGCGCCGCCCCAATTGCTGTGGATCATCAAAAAGGCATTTGACGGCATGATCACTGTGTCAAAAGCCATGCAGATCACGCTGGCCATTGACGCCGCTACCGACTCTATGCAAATCGACTTCTGACAGGGCCAGCGGGCAAGGATGTTATAAATTGCCATCCCATCCATCACATCACCGCCACCGGATTGAATGTAGGCTTTTAGCTGAGTGATCTTGCCCATTGCACGTAAATCAGAAGCGATTTGTTTAGCTGAAAAATCCCAGCCAACATCGCCATACATGATGAGTTCAGCCACGCCACCAGCGGCGGCTTTGATGCTATAAAAGCCGCGTTTTTCATTACTCACGGTCTGACTGTTGCCTTTTGGCGCGATCACTGCTGCGCTTGGCTGCATTGCGGCGAGCATTGCTGCTATCTTGGTTTTTTTCACTGGCTTGTTCTCCTAGTGAGGGGTCGGGGTCGTTAGCCGTGACCATGTGGTTTTCGCGGTTATAATCCACCTCCCGTTTACGCTGGCGTTTTACTTCTGTAGGGTTACGGCCACGGGCGCGGGTCCAATCGGCCTCAGTTGCAACGTTAGCGGCTATCATCATTTCCCAGCCTTCGGCCTCTTTCCGTGGATCAATCCATGGCATGGTGGGACCGTAGTACACGGCATCAAATAAGCTGCGCATATCCAGATCGGGCGGCAAGATGAGGGGGTCTTGCTTGTTGAGCATTTCCATTTGCAAGAAATTACGAAACACGGGCCGCGACCAACCGGCGCAGAACCATTGCTGCATAATGCGATTGGCTTCATCTTGCTCGACTAGCTCTTGGCGTTGGCTTGAGTAATTGCCTTTATAGTCGCGGGCAATGCTGGAATAACTTGCCCTTGTACCCGCAGCTACGGCTTTGAGTTGACCGTTACGAAAATCGACCAGATGCACATTAGGGCGATTGGATTCAATCATGCCCACATCTTCACCTGGCTTGAGGTCATCAAATGTCATGCCTGGGGCAATGGGAATATCGCGGCTATCTTGCTGACCACTTTGATCTGTTACAAACATGCTGGCATCACCGCGCTTGATATAAAACGCCAATGCTGCCGCAATCCTTGCCGCTACTCGCTCCGATTCTTCATAGTCTTTGATATCTGCCAAACGCGTTAAAATGCCGTGAAATATCGACACCCCACGCAGCTGGTGCAGGCGCTTAAACAGTCCAAGGTGCATCATGTTTGCTGCGGGTACCGATTTTGTCTGGTAGCGAAAGCCAATCTGATCCGCTGGGTGATCAAGCAATACGTGATAGTTAATGACTTGGCCCCAGGTATTGACTTCAAATCCGTGGCGGATACGCTGAGCTAAATCATTCAGCTCAAAGGGCACGAAGTCGGGCTCTAATGCTTCAATACTGTATAGGGTACCTTGCTCATTCGGGTGGCCGAGTTTTGGCAATTTACCTCTCACATGCTGGCCAAATATCTCACCATCGCGCAATACAGTGCGCAGTACTAAGCGCTCTAATTCGGGGCGGCTATAGCGGCCCGTTACATCGCACTTAAGCGACCAAGCACCAAAACGGCGCTGAATATCGTTTGCTAAGTCATCGAGAATTTCGCCACTAATACTGCGCGGTTGCGGTTCAACCACAATCCCTTGCGCACCAATCACCCGCTCTTCCATGCGGTCTAAAATGCCTATGCTCAGATCATGATTCTCATCTAGCCAACGGGCTTGCTCACGCAGGCTTTTACCTGCAGCAAACACAGCTTGGTTTGCACCGCGACTTTCTTTTTTCGCTTTATGCGTGCGGCCTGGGCTGGCAGCTTCGTAACCCTTAAGGTTGCGATAGCTCATGGCTGCAGCTTCACGCTGTAATGCTAAACGCGGGGCAAATATCGCCAGCGCATCATTGATAATGCTCATTTAAGCTCCGGTAGTTAAAGCGGATAACGGAACGCTTCGCTCACGGTCAGGGCGAAGCCCGTTCTGTCAGCCGTAAGGCCGCAGGCCGTTCCGTAGCCATGAAGTGGCGAATTGTCAGTTAAAGCTGGCTAACTTAATGCCGCCCTGTGGACGACTAAAGGCATTGATACGCCGCTCCCACTCCAAACGACCGGCACGAATTTCAGCTAAGTCTTCTGTGGTCATCGTCTTGCCGTTGATCGTGGTTTGCTTGCCATCTAGCACATCAAGCTCGGCCTGAAAGTACGCATCGATCATCTGTTGGCATTGGGTTTTGGTCATGCTGTTATCCTTGGCTTTGTGGTATTGACTACAGCCAACCGCCAGACGTACCAGAACCGCCACCGTTTAGGTAAGCAGCATTCGCATTGGCCTGTTTTGCGGCTTTAGGTTTAGGTTCTTTGGGTTGGCCGCTTGATATGGCGATCGGGGCCACTTGCGCAAGCTTGTCGAGGTTGATTCCGAATTTTTCTATGGCGATATACAGTGCTGCCAAGGCGTAGACAAAGCAGTCTAGCGCCTCATTGCGGCGCTTTTGGTTGTCCCATTTATAGATAATTCGGCCATCGCGGCGCACTGGTATTTTGCGTTCGCTAGTGAGCTGTTGCAGCTCTGCGTCATCACATACGGTTTCGTTTAGCGGGAAATGAATCGCACCTGGCTTGCGCACATCAACATCAGGGTCAACCCGCAACATAGACATCAGCAGCTCTTTGGCGTTATCGGTACCCACTTCAGTTAAGTAAACGCCTTTGGCGGTGCGTTTACGGGGAAAGTTGGCAATCGGCTTGCCGTAAACGTTAGCACCTCTAACCGGAATAACCCGCATTAACCCGAGCTTTTTACTCATGGCATAAACGTCATCTGTGTAATGACCGCCAGAGTCCCAACAGATAGTGCCCACATTGAGAATAACCCCATCGGCACGGCTGTAGCTTTGGCCGATACGCTCACCCACCTTGTCTTTTAATACTTGGCTTGCTGGGTCGCCGTATAAAATAAAGCGGTCGATTAATGCCGCTTCTTTGCCAGCACCCCAGCCCCAGACGCGGCCCTCATAGCGGTCGTCTTGGGTATCTATGCCATAGGTTAAATACACCACCCAATTAGGCACTTTGCCACTGGGGTACATTTCGCGGCGGCGCTTTAAATCTTCCCACTCTAGGCGTTCGCCGTTGTCGTTATCCCACGGCTGGCCGAGCTTGGTATTGACGAAGGTTTGCAGCTTTTCTTTGTCATTTTTGGCGTTATAAAACTCAGTGACTAACTTGGCCCAGCTGTTAAGCGAGTTATACGCTGACCAAATATGGATAGACACGCTGGATGGCGTGCAAATGTCGTTGCCGTTACTGTCGTAAAAATCGAGAAAATCTTTAGTTCGAATACCACTGTTTTCACATATCCAAAGTGCGCTTGGGTGCAGCTCCATATCATCAAGCTGATTGTTTTCGATGCAAGCGGCGCAATGCTCGCAAACGTAATAAGCAGTGCTTGGGTCGCTGCCTTGCCACTTGATCCCAAACTCTTCGGTCTTGCCTCCCCATTTTAAAACCTGCAGCTCATCGCAGTGTGGGCAAGGTAAGTTGAACTTAAAATAGTACGGGGATTCACTGCAGGCCTTTTCGATTTGGCAAGTGCCGAGAACTTTAGGGGTTGAGCCACGGATCGATTTAGGAAACATCGATAATTCGATACGAGTATCACCTAAGGATGTAGCGTTACCTTCGTGCTCGATAGACTCATCAAAACCCGCGAGTTCATCATAAATCACGTCATCAACTGAGTGCTCACGGTAGTTAGCCGCTGCCGTGCCACCGCGTACTAATAATGTTTTGCCATTGGTGAAAATTTTATCTTCTAGCGTGTTGTCTTTGTGTTTTCGACCAATCCATGGGGCTAGGTCCTTCCAAATTGGGATGTCACGAATTGCCGTTTCAACGTGCTTTTTCATGAACTTTTTGGCTATGCCATCTGTAGGTTGATAGATCAACACGTTGCGTTTTTTGTGCTCTATTTTATAAGCCGCATTCGCCATCAACATTTTGGTGTAACCCACACGCGCCGACTTCATTAGGTTGAGTCTGGTGATTTGATCGTTACCCATGGCATTTAAAATGCCAATTTGAAACGGTAAGCTTTCCCACTTGCCCTCGGTATAGGAGGACTCCGACGACATGTAAAAATGCTCATCGGCGTATTGTGAACAAGTCAGCATTGGCGGGCGATAAAATGAACGCAATCCAGCAGCAACGGCGGCTTTCAGATTTTTAATCTGTGCTGCCGATATATTCATCTAACAAATCCTCAATGCTCTCTGCCAAGCTGGCTGCGGTGTTCTGGCTTTTAATCACCTCAGCCCTAACGGCATCAATAGCGCGTTCTGGTATGTCAGGGTTTTTTCGCTTTACCCGTATGTGTATTTGGTCCAACACTGGGGCTATTTGGGCCGCTAACCGATTAAGCACATACACACAAAAAGCCACATCAACCACTTCTTTATCATCTTTACGATTCTTTAATTCCTGCCCATCGGCTTGTGCTTTAATCAGCCGACAGCGCTCGAAATCAATATTGGGCTTATCTTCGCTGTCATCGGGTTTAGCTATGTGCTTTTTCCGCTCATTGGCAACACGATTGCCCACCACGTCACTCATTTGGTACAAACATTCACGACCTTTTTTGCTGTGAACTGGCACATCCCATTTATCGAATGCCTGGGTACTGATGCCAAGACTTTTACAGAGGTCGGTTTTGTTGAGTAAGACGGGCGTTATCTCTGGAGATTGAATTCGGGCCATCAGCTTGTCTCAATTTTTTCCATCTGCTTTTTAAGTAGCTGCCTTTTTTGTTCAAATAATGCTTGCTCGCGGTGATTACGTTTCGATTGATAGATCCAATTAACCAGTGCCGTGGCCAAGGCACACACCACTCCGACTAGCACACCTATGTCTATGTCGCTGAAGTAGCTACCAAGCGCGGTAAATAACGATACAAAATACGATAGAAACGAGGTGATTTTCTGCACTCCTAGCTCAGTCGTTATATTCATGTTGTTGCCGCCATAGTTGAAGCCGTTGCATGTTTGCATTGCAAATAGCCAGCAAACTGGCTTGAGTGAGTGAATGATTGAGCAAATCAATATTTGTATTACCGGCAAAGCTTGGGTTACCACATAAGACCAACCACTCAGGAGGTGGGAGCACATACTCCATCTTGATCTGTGTCACCACTTTGACAATGGGCTGACTTGAGCAACTGCACAGCATCAACAGGCAGCAAAGCATTGGCCCAATCTTTAGTAGGTTCATTGTTCGAGCTCCTTAACTGATTGGCTTTATCCATGCGGCTTTTGTGAGTGGCATTGATGTCATTAAGGTTTTTTCTATGTTGGGCGTTAAGCGCTATGACAATTTCATAATGCTGTTTTAACCTAGCAATCTGCACCTCTTTGCTTTCTATGTTGCTAATCAGCGCTTGATTGCTCACATTCAGCTCGCTAATATCATTGTTAAGTAATGCATTTCTAGCTTGCAGACTTTCAATGCTGATATAGCAGATGCCGATAATGGCAAGAAGGATTAAGGTTACTGATGCAAACACTGTATCTTTTATGCTATTGAACATTTTGCAAATCCCTCATACAAAAACGCCGCTCATTTGAGCGGCGTTTGACTAGTCCGGGTAACCGTCTGCCTTTGGCGTATACCCACCTAAGTAATTCATCACATGCCGCGACTCGCTCGCCATTTAAGAACTTTTTTCTTAATGTCGAGGTACTAAAAGCCTCGGTACCAACGTTGTAGATAAAACTCAGGTAAGCAATGTGTTCGCCCTCGGTTAGTGCGGGCGCCAATTTACGTAAAGCTTGATTGAATTTATCAAGATCTGTGGCCAACAGCTTTAGGCATTGGTCGCGGCTGAATACCATGCCAACTTTGATGTCTTTACCTGTATGCCCAAAACAAGCTGTGCTAACCCCAACGGGATCGAGGTAAGTGTGATGAATTTCACCCTCATGTACCGCAATAAGCACAGCGCCAGACAATAAAGACCCCGTTAAACCAAGGGCAGCTAATTGAGATTTAATGCTCATAACCTCCCTCCTAAACCAATCAATGCTATTTCATGATCTGTGCCTTCTTGGTAAACAATAAGTAAGCCCAGTTTTTTAGCTAACGCATATTCAGCTTTGGCGCCGTTAGAATCTTCCCAGCCATCGAGCAAATAAATCATGTCACAGCACATCAACATCGGCATGCAGATAGACATGTATTCAGGTTCAGACAAACCCGCAGGTAAAGTGGCCGGATTCAGAACCACATGGCCAAGTTCACGCTGAACATCTGCAGCCAAATGAAACTCACGCCGATTTTCACCCACCATCCCAGACATGGGGCCAGCGATGTAAACCTTTTTATGTCGGGAAATACGAGCCATATCAGCACCAAATAAAAAAGGGCTCCAATACGGAGCCCTTGAGGGGGATGAACGCGCTACTTGTAAACGAAGCTTTATCAAGCCTACATAAATGTACCCGATTTAATGGGGCTTGAAAGCGTCAAATGTGACGCTTAAAGCGCCATATATGGCGCTGACAAATTTGTAAAGATGTGATACGTGAAAACTTAATCACAGAGTAAAAAGTGATTTAGTTATCACTTAACTGATTTGCGCACAGGCAAGAAGGTCAACGCATTACGTCAACGAGGGCAAGATTGGGGGATGAAAAAATCAGAATATTCAAAAGATCAAAAAATGATCTGGCAAAGTTGAGGCATGCCATCGCGCACAAGCATCAGAGCATCGCACTCGCGTTAACGGGGTGAAATAACAATTAAATCAGTTGGATAGCCCAAGGTTACTTGGTGCTGTTTAGGAGGGGTAAACAAGCTGCGCATAAAACAACAACACAACCCCCTAAAATTTTCTTATGTAGTGAAGCACTGCGCGTCACCGCCCCCGCAATGAAGCGAGTCGGAAGGACCCGCTAATTCAAACCTGACTCTTTTTCAACAAAATCAAATAGATGATCTCGCAAACTTAGCAATATAGTTCTTTCATCAGCCATTAAATCCTCATACTCCACCCAATCTTGACGTGATCTTCTTTTTAATTCATTCCTATTATTTTTGAACTGGTCGATGGAACTTATTGTTGCTGCAGAAAAGATCGGTTTGTACACAGATAAAACATTATCAACTAAATTTTCCATCTCTACTTGAGATAGTTTCCAGTTAGATGAAGCATTTTTAAGCAGTACTCTAACTGCAGGCATCTCTGCAACATCTTCATCTGATTGAACGCTATTTAGCCTATAATTCAATTCTTCCATTTCTTCATTTAATCTCACTAATGTCGATAAAGAGGCCAATAAATCGAAAATTATTGCCTTCCTTAATTCCCATCGCCTGATTTTTTCTTGCTCATTTAACCCGCTTAAGTGAACTAACACTGCCACTATAGTTGTGCAAGCAATCACGACATTAGTAACAAGAGCATAATCTAAGCTAAATGCATCTATAGAAATATAGAATAGGCCAAAAGTCATCCATCCAACCATAATACCTACTAGTAAAGACCCTACTATTTCACCCGAAAAAATACGACACCATTTATAAAAACTCTGACTCATTTACTTAATACCTAATACCTAATACTCTAATTAAATAGATATTATTCCTTATTCCTTGAAAGTTAAAGCCATCTCCCCCTTTCTCAGCCAGTACACATACGACTGCTTACTATCAAACCCCATCAGTATCCACTGGCCCTTGCACACGTAACAGGTGCGGATAGCCCGTTTGCAGTTAGGTGATAAGCGCTCAATCATCTTATCGAACTGGGCCACATGCTTAGGCACATTGAGCTCATGCACCACCGAAGCGCCATACACTTGCACCTCACCCAACTTATCGCAAACGCTGCGACTACCAAAACCTTGACCCAGTTCTTGGAACGCCCAATAATTTCCCCAGGTAACTAGGCCAGCACGTAAAGCCTTCATGTTCATCCACTGTGCCTGTGCATCACATAACCTCATCAGTCACCTCCGCAATCTGATCAATCGATAAATGAAACACATCATCCAAAATCGACAGCAGATGATTTGATGGCACGTTACAATCCCCATTTTCCCACCGTTGATAAGTGCGCCGACTCACCCCATAAACCGCCGCCACCTCATCCTGAGAAAACCCCTTAATCGCTCGGCCCGTCTTTAAAATTATTGCAGCTCGATTACCCATAATTAACTCCATTTAGTGCCATTGCATACTCTTCTAAGGCTGATGCAACGATCATCACAGCCACCCAGCAGCCATAAGGGTTTTATCCAACCCACGATCAACCGACGATCTAGGGATTATCTCGGGCGCAACCTCATTAAAACCGCAAGAAATTAAATGTGCATGGTAAGCATCAAGCGCCTCCAACATGCCCTTATCCAACTTAGAGTGCACATAGGTACGCAGCAGCACAGGCAAAGCATGATTAAGCAAACGCTCGCCCACCATAGTGTCCACCCCCATATCAGCAATAATGGTCCGGCAAAGCTTACGTAAATCATGCGAAGTAAAATCCTTAAACCGAATAGACTCACTCCAATACTGCGCAGTACGTAAACTAATCGCCCCCACATCACCGGCAAACAAAAACGCCCGCTTACCCACAAACTTCACTTGCCACTGCAAATAATGCGCAATAAGCGCCTTAGCAGTAGGGGTCAGCGGCAACCTATGCGCCTGCCGATTCTTAGCATTAGCCGCCGGAATAAACCAATAATTGCCCGCAAAATGCTCCCAGCGCGCCAACCGCGTCTCACCAATGCGAGTACCAAACATCAGCATCAACATAAACAACATCGCCACCGGCATAACCGCATCACGCAACGCCCCAAACAAGGGCGCCAAATCCGACTCCACCAACCGCGTATCCACCTCAGGCGAAAGCTTTAAACTCATCGTCACCCGATAGCCAGACAACGGATTAACCACCAACAACCGCAAATCCAATGCCGCACTCAACGCCCGCTTAATCACATTCACACACAAACGAATATAATTAGCCGCATAACCCTCAGCCATCATCACCTTCACCAACAGATTATCCACCACAGCAAAAGACAACTCAGCCAACGTCACCAACCCAAGCTTAGGGGCTAAATGGCTATTGATAATCGACTTACAGTTAGTAAACCAGCTGCGGCTCAAGGTCGAATTAACCTCAATATGGCCCACGTACCAAGCAAGCAAATCAGCCACAGTAAAAAACTCACCCCGTAACACATCAGCGCCCGAACTGCGCTTAGCCAACATCACAGGTAAATCAGCCAAAAACGTCTTAATACACATGCTTGGCCATACCCCCTGCTTCTGCCACACCGTCTTCCCTCCCTCATTAATCACCAAATACACACTGGCTTTTGCCCTATCAGCCGAAGCCCGTAACCGCATTTCAGGAAACTGAGGATCACGATAATCACGCAACACCCCAGCACGTAGCCAACGCCGCAGCGCAGCATCATTGAGTTTGCCCACTTGCACACCAGACGCCATAACTAAGCCTCCAACCTGTATTCCCAAGCAGCACACTTAGCGCGTCTACGCTTAAGCTTGCTCACTCCCTGCAGTTCACGCCACCGCGCACTCAACGCCGTCTCACTATCGTGAACCCCAAAACGCTCAAAACACGCCTGCTGAATTTCATACAACGTTAAAAACTCGCTGCCCATCAGCACCTGCTTCAAACGCGCTTTCTGAGTTAATGGTTTATTCGCCATCGCTTGCCCTCCTCAGCCCTAAGTCACGCCTAAACTTAGCCACAAGCGCCCTACCCTCAGCCGCTTCAATGCGCCGACTAGCCCGCGTCGGTAACGCCTTAGGCAACTCAACATCAACCAACTCACCCTTGGCGTACTTACGGCATAAAATCGTGTATTGGCGTGAAAACATGCTCAAAACATCCCTCTCCAACCCCGTCGCAAACAACCAGGTCCCACACTCACGCACCGCCAAACCAACCACCTTATGGCTCCACTTATGGCGCGTTAAATTATGGTAATGCCGCTTAGCCTCAGCGTAAGCCGAGTCCAAATCAGGCAAGCCATAATCACAAGCCGTAGGTAAACACCACAGCGCAAACTGGCGCGGTGTCGGCCAAAACTGCCTATCCCCCAACTCACGCCTTGCCCGGTTCAAGCCCATTTGCACCTGCTCACGGCTGCCAATACCTTGCGCCGCCAACGTCTTAAGCCATTCGCTCTTGTGTGCCGCTTCCTCATCAGGCTTAGGCGCCCCAACCGGAAACAACACCCGCAACTTAGCAAACACACTGTCAACAATCGCCACATCCATCGCCGACAGCTGCTTAGCCCCCTGCTCACCCATTGGCATGCCAACTGGAGTTGAATTAATCACTGTTTGAATAGACTTCATATCAAAGGATCCTCAGGGTCAAAAACGCTCGATGACCAATCAGCCTTAACCGCCTGCCTAGCAATCAAGCCAGCGTTCATCAGCCAATCAAACTCAAAACCAATCCAACAACGTGAAACACACAGCTCAAAAACCGCATCAACCGAACACCCCGCCGCAACCGCCTTCACCAAATGCGGTGCCAGGCGATTAATCGCAGTTTGGGTTAACTTGGCTTTTTTCTGTTTGCGCACCGCAAGCCAATCTTTAAAAACTTGCTCGCTTGGCAATGCTGGCCATCTTGAAAAATCAAAAGCAGATTTGGATGAGGTGGAGGGTAAATCTTTTAAAGATTCTATGACTGGTTCTAATGACTGGTTCTGGATCCCGTTTTCGGGATCATTCAAAACCCCGTTTTCGGGATCATTCAAAGTCCCGTTTTCGGGAATATTCCCGTTATTGGGTACGTTACCGTTTTTGGGAACATTCCCGCTTTTGGTAACGTTCCCGTTTTTGGGGTCATTTAAAGCAGCCGTATTTGAGTTAAGAATGGGGTTTGGATTTGGGCTAGGGCTTGTGTTTGGAATAGCATTTGGATTAGGGCTAGCATTGGGATTTGGATTTAAACCAAAGTCAACGTCAAGGTTAAGCCGTAACACACGAACACGTTGGGTCGGCCCCATCTTCTTGCCCGTGTCGCTTACCAAGCCCTTATCAATCAGCTTCAAAATGCCCGATTGCACCGTTTTCTTATCTAACGACGTATCACGCGTTAAGCGAGAAATACTCGGATAACACTGATGATATTCATCAGCCCTATCCGCCATCGACAGCAAAATGATTTTTAAACTAGCAGGCTTAATTAACTGATCCCAAGCCCAATCAGTCGCTTTTCTACTCATGAGAGAACCCTCCCATGCAGCCAATCCAGCAAAGCCGAATTGACGAAACACCAATGCTTGCGTAACATAATATTGCCTCTCAATAGGTATTAACCCCGTTCGGTCGCCAAACTTAAGCGGGGTTTCTTATTTCAAATGACGTTATTTTTGTGGCTCGTCTTCAACGAGATTGGTCATCTTGGAATTTTGGCTGCTCCGATTGGTTAAATGCACCTGAGCGCTCTTGGTAGCACCGTAGGGGAACCCATCAATCTTGAATTGGACCCCCATTAATTTCGCCAAAAAACCTAAAATTTTAATTCTCATAGCTAACTCCTTATCTTCTACCTAGGGGTGTTTCTTATTTCAAAAATCCACAACATCACCATCAAGGACGAATCATGGAACAATACAAACCATCAATAACCGTCGGCGAATTCAAAGAAATGCTCAGCCACTACCCAGATAACATGTTGCTTGACTTCTCAATGCTCGATTTCTATCGGCTAAAACAGCGATCGCCAACGTTAGTCCAAGTTGAATTTAACCAGCTAGTTTATCGAGATAGTACAAACAATGTGGTGGTTGAAAACCTTGCACAATAGCCGCAGCATAGATACCAGCCACCTCTTGCGAGACTGGTGCATAACTTTCGTGAACCTGATCTCCCAACCATCGGGTGAAAAAGAACTTTTCGCCCGTTTTTTCAATAACCCATTTCTCTGTAGTTTCCATATATCCACCATGACTCTTCAAATCGACAAAACGACAACCCGCGTTAAACAAAAAAGCTGCTCATACGTTTCTGTGTAGCACGTAAATATCCCGCGCCAAGTTAGTGCGTAACTGGCAATAAATGTCTCGCAGCTTGATGTGCTTGGCCTGATTAAAGGGGTCAGCACCCATCATTTCAATCGAACGCTCGGCGCGCTTTTCTTGCATCTGCAAATAACCCAAAAACCAATCCACACTCACTTTGGGTAACGGCAACTTATTAGCATCACCTAACAGCGCTTTGCTCACCACCTTGGCCGCAAGCGCCTCTAAACGGTCAGCTTTAACCTCAAGCAATTCGGGTTCACGCTTTAACACATCAATAATTCTGCCAACCTGCGAACGGCTAAAATTATCTAACGCGGTAAAACCGTAAAAGCAGGCCAAATCACGCTTAAACTTCACTTCACACAGAGGTGAAGCATTGGCACTCAACGCCGCAGCCTTGTGCATCAGGGTGTTAGCCTGAGCAACCAACAAAGCCACTTGTGACTCAGCCTCTCTATCTTGCTTCGCCACAAAGACTTCTTCCGGCCGCTCAACACTAGGAACAATTCGCTCATCACTAGGAGCAATCCGCGCATCACTAGCTGCAACTTGGCCGTGCACCGAACAAGCGCTACCGCCCTCCAAACAACAAATTAAACATTCAGAATCAAACATGATATTGCCTCTCAATAGGTATTAACCCCGTTCGGTCGCCAAACTTAAGCGGGGTTTCTTATTTAGAATTAGCACCTTGCACAAAGCCCACACCATCAAACCGCCTTAATGCGCTGCCCTGCCAAGTACGGATACGCCAGCTCTAATGCCGCCATACTGGCCTGCGTGGTCGCCGCCGACTCTTTTAACTCGCGATGGGCAGCGATTAACTGCTCGCGCTGAGGCTCGTTACCCAAATGGATCACCGCCACTTGCGCCTCCGAGTTCTCCTTAGTCAAAGATGCCGCCATTTCGCTCACCTTAAATACCGCACCATCAGTTACCTGGTCGGCAATCACCGTCACCCCAACGCAACTAAACACATCATTCAAATACTGAGTGCGTAAATGCGCCGGCAGCGCCGCCACTAAGGCTTGCTCAACATGAAACAAGCGCTCAGCCTGAGGATGTTGTCCCTCGTACTGCCCCAACCAGCGGAACAGCTTTTGCGCATTCACCCGCGCATCGTTGTGTACATCTTGGCTGCGGGCAAAGCTAATGCCCTCATCCGCTAGCACTTCAGTAAACCCAAGCCGCTCAACCGCCGCCACAAAGTCCATTGCCAACGCAAAACGCGTCATCTTTGGCAACTCCAGCGCCCGATGAATGGTCTTCATCAACAAACTCAAGCGGCTCACCCGCTTATGTGAATTGGTTTTCATGTACTGTTTCCTCCTTTAACTTAAAATGGCCCTAAGCTACACTCGCCGACTTAGGCTTATCTAAAACAATAACGGGGTTAACTTTCAGTGCCCCACGGGTTAAGCGCTCAATTTGATAAGCGCGCAGTTCGGGAACATCTTCACCCCATTGGCTAATCGCAGACTTAGAAACGTTCAACGCTTTAGCCAGTTTTAACTTGTTACCAAAATACGAAATTGCTTGTTTCGTTTTCATTAATGAATTCCAACAAGTGACTTTAACAAAGGTTAAGAAAACTAAACCGCTTTGTCAATAAAAGAAAAGGTAACTTGACTTAGGTTAAGTTAAGATAGCTTTACTATGATGAATGAACGCATTAAACAAAGACGCAAAGAGTTAGGCTTAACGCAGCCTTCAATTGCAAAAACCATAGGCTTAACAAAAGCCACTATTTCGCTTTGGGAATCAGGATCTACCTCACCCAAAGGCGAGAATTTGCACGCATTAGCTAAAGCACTTAGATGCGCCCCTGAGTTTCTTCTTTTTGGAAATGATTCAATAAAGCCTGAACCAAACGCCGAATGGGCCGGTGGCTTTGAGACATGGGGCAGTAATAGCCCGTTAGGGGATGATGAGGTAGAAATACCGTTTTACATGGAAGTGGAGTTAGCCGCAGGGGATGGCATCATAGATTGCCGTGAATACCAAGGCCCCAAGCTGCGTTTTGCCAAGTCAACCCTCAAGCGCCAAGGCGTGACCAGTGACCATGCAGCCTGTGTTAAAGTCAATGGTAACAGCATGGAGCCGGTACTGCCCAACGGTTCAACCGTCGGCGTAGATACCGCCCACACAGATATTGTTGACGGGAAAATGTATGCCATCAATCACGATGGCATGTTAAGAGTGAAAATGCTCTACAAACTCCCAGGCGGTGGCCTGCGCCTACGCAGCTACAACCTCGACGAATACCCAGATGAACGCCTCGATGCCGAAGAACTCAAACAAGTCAAAGTGATCGGCAAAGTGTTTTGGTACTCTGTCTTGGTGTAAAATCGATTGCTGCACCAAAATGAGCTCTGCTAAGGTATTTTTGGACAATTATCAGTTTCGGAAGGTCGAACATTAGAATTTCATGAGCAACTACAGGTATGAAAAACCACTAATCTCCCCTTTGTATGCCCTCTTATCCTACGACACTTCTCATTTGCAGCAGGTTATGACATTTATTCGTCACTAAACCAAAATCATTGACAAAGTAATGCATAGAGTATTCGACTAGATTAGGTATAATCCTGACCAAATTTTAAAGACTAAACGTGGTTGGATTACTTGTGGCAAATGAAAGAATTACCGAAAACTATGTAAGAGAGAAGTTGAGAGAAAACGGCTACTATGAAGCTGACAATGGCGTAGTCATTGAAGAACAAAAATCGCAAATCAAGCGAGTTCAAACCCTCTTAAAATCTGCAAGTAAAGCGAAAACAGGTAAAGGCGGCTATCCAGAGTTTATTATCACTTGGGAGTCAGATCCTAACTTCCTAATTGTGGTTGAGTGTAAAGCTGACACTAAGTATCACGAAAGCCCAGATTTAGACAAACCAAAAGACTATGCTGTTGACGGTGTTTTACACTACGCTAGGTATCTGTCAAAAGACTTCACTATCCTTGCCTTGGCTGTTAGCGGCACGTCAGAAGACTATACAAAAGTGTCTAACTACTTAATACCTTGTGGAAGTAAAGATCACAAAGTCTTGACTAATGAAGATGGCATTGAAGTAAACGATATTCTTTCATTTGAAGACTATTACCGTTTAGCTTCTTTCGACCCACAGGTTGAAAGGAAACGTCATAGTGATCTATTAGCGTTTGCAAAAGACCTCCACGAGCTTATCTGGACAGCAGCGAAAATATCAGAAGAAGATAAGCCTTTGTTAGTTAGTGGAACGTTGATTGCACTAATGAACCAACCGTTTTTAAACTCATTTCAATATTACAGTCCAGAGGATATGCCACGAAAATGGCTAGAAGCGATCAAAGACGAACTTGATAAAGCTGATATTCCCAAGGCTAAAAAAGACACAATGCGTCAACCTTATGCGACTGTTGCTGGACAGCCAAATTTAGGCAAACCTGATGCAAAAATCGCCAAGAAGTATCCGAAAGGTGTTCTTTACGAGGTGATCAAAGAAATCAACGATAATGTCTGGCCATTTATTAGCGTTTATCACAACTTTGACGTTGTGGGGCATTTTTATGGTGAGTTCTTAAAATACACTGCAGGGGATAAGAAAGCCCTTGGCATAGTCTTGACTCCAAGACACGTAACAGAGCTATTTTGCGATATCGCCAACATTACTAAAAAAGACACTGTTATAGATATCTGTGCTGGCACTGGTGGCTTCTTGATTTCAGCAATGCACCGAATGCTGAAAACAGCGATGACGGAAGAAGAACGTTTAGACATTAAAAAGAACCGTCTGATCGGTATCGAGAACAGTCCAAAAATGTTTGCACTAGCTGCAAGCAATATGATCTTACGGGGTGACGGCAAAGCAAACCTACACCAAAGTAGTTGTTTCGAACCAACGTTAAAGAGAGCTATTACAGTTCCCGATCCTGCTTTGGGTGTTAAAAGGCCAAATATTGGTTTGCTGAACCCTCCTTATGCTCAATCAAAAAGCGATGCAGAGCTACACGAACTCTACTTTGTGAAAGAAATGCTAGACCTTCTCGAAAAAGGGGGGACAGGAGTAGCAATTATCCCTGTGAGTTGTGTGATAATGCCGAACAAAGTTAAACACGAGATATTGCAAAAACACACGTTGAAAGCGGTAATGTCTATGCCTAGCGAGCTTTTCTATCCAGTTGGAACGGTAACTTGTATCGTTGTGTTTGAAGCACATAAGCCGCACAAAGAAACAAACAAAAAAACGTGGTTTGGTTACTGGCGTGAAGATGGCTATGTCAAAACAAAGCATATGGGACGCATTGACTTAAACCATGAATGGCAAGATATCAAATCTCGTTGGCTAGAAGCTTATAGCAACAATGAAGTGCACGCAGGTGAGTCTGTAACTGCATATGTTGACGCTGATAGCGAATGGATTGCGGAGGCATATCTAGAAACTGATTATTCAAAATTAACCAAAAAAGACTTTGAAGAAGTGGTAAAAGATTACGCTTTGTTCAAGCTAACAAATGATATCTAATTATGGCAAACGTCAAACTATCTGAGCTATTTGAAGTAAGTTACGGCACAAAATTTGATATGAACAAAATGAAAAAAAGTGATAAATCTAAGGTCGCTTTTGTTTCAAGAAGTTCAAAAAATAATGGTGTTGTGGGATATGTAGATGCAGTAGAGGGAGTTAAGCCATTAGAACCTGGCTTAATCACTGTTACATTGGGAGGAACCTATGTTTTATCTTCATTCCTTCAAGAGAAAGAGTTTTACACAGGGCAAAATGTCGCTGTTTTAAAAGCAAAAGACAATCTAACGAAAGAGCAAAAACTCTTTTATTGCCTATGTATAACTAAAAATAGATTTAGGTATAGTGCTTTTGGTCGTGAAGCTAATAGAACCCTAAAAAGTCTATTCGTTCCAAGTTTAAAGGACATACCTGATTGGGTTGAAGGTGTTAATTTATCAGAATTTGAAGGTGTAAATAAGCCTAAGTCAGTTTCAAACGTACAATTACCTGATCTAACTAAAACGGTAGAAATAGCAAGCCTATTTACTATCGAGAATGGCATTGCTGCTACAAAGTTGAATGAAAAAGATGAGTTCTTTGAAGGTAGCATTATGTATGTTCGTCCTGCGGCAACACAAGCGAGGACTAAAAGAAGTTACATATCTAAGTCCTTAGCACCTGAAAAGAAAATATTTCCCAAAGGTTCTCTTTTCGTGTCAACAAATGGAGAAGGTAGCCATAGTTATTCATACGTCTCAACCGATGAGTTTGTTCCAAATAGCGATGTTTCAGTATTAATTCCTAAAAGAGAAATGAGTATTGAAGAAAAGCTATTTTATGCAAAATGTGTTACTGCAAATAGATACTTATTCTCGTATGGTAGAAAACCAAAAGGAAACAAATTAAAATCTATTAAAATTCCAAAGCTCGAAGGAAAAGATATAGAAAAAGTCATATCTTATATTAATTCTCTACCTTACAGCTCAAATGTTGAATAAATAATAAAGCCACTATATCAGTGGCTTTATTTCCACACTTATTAGCCATAATTAATAAATTTTGGTTGTTCCGTTTGGTACAGGTGCTGGTTTTTGATAAGTTTTAGTAAGGCAAACGCATCAGGGCAAGATCACGAAGCTTTACCTTTACTTAAGTTTATGATCTTATAATTCTTTTTAGTAAGAAGTGAGTTAACCCACGTCGCAACTCAGGGCGAGATCGCGAACGTTTTCAGAACAGTTATAGTGCAGGGCTACCGCATGAACACTTATCACTCAAAAACTGTTCGATAAACACTCATGGTCTATACGAATGTTAAGCTGAAAACAGATATTAATGAGTGAAATTGAGTGTACCTTTATTTTCAAGGTCAATTATTGAACATTCATGCGCTCGCCCTGAGTTATAGTGCTCGTTCAATACTAATTCTGTTCAGTCAATCATCACCTTGAGATTAGTCAAAAGTGATTCAGTATTAGGCTTAATCATACTGAATAAAAAACGTACACTCATGCGGTTGCCCTGATGACAACCGTAATACGTCGCGTTGATTAGCTTATTATTTTTTCATTACTTTGCGCTGCTTTAGAATCCGTAAGTGACCACATTAGTGGGTTTTCAATATTAAATTGTTCAATAAGTTGAATAATTTTAATTTTCGGAACACCAACAATAGTATTATCTTTCTTGTATTCAATGCCTATTCCTGCAAACCTGAATGTATCATCAAGACTGTCTTTCAATTCTTGATTCTTTGAAAAAAAGTACATAGCTCCACCACTCATTCCTTCAGGATGTGGAGCCATGCTTACATTACCTTTATATTTAAGAGAGGCATTCTTTCGGTCATATGTACCTGTGATTTGTTGCTTATTATTCGATTTTATTTTTGATACTATTGTAAAATAACTTGCATTTTTAAAGTAATTACCACTTTCATCAGAATGAACATATTGTTTTTTCAACGACTCTTTTGACTTTGTGTTATGTACCTTTTTAGATTTTGATTTACTTGAAGGGAAACCAGTCCAAGCAAAGCACCTTTTCTCAAAACCAACTAAAGCATTCAGGTCAAGATTAAAGTAATTTTTACCATCATATGTTTTGTTAAAACAATCCACTATTACAATATCATCTTCTACAAAAAATTGATGACCAATAGCAATATCTTTTATTTTAGAAAAATCTCCATCAATACCAAAAGTATAAATACTTTCTAAGCTATCATCATTTGGTGACGCGTGCGCAGCAAATATTATGTAATGATGCCCATCATATTTAACTAATGTCCCTGTTGAAGAATACTGATAATTCCCCAACGCATCTTTAATATACAATGGAATAACGAACCTTTGAGACTGTCTATTATAATCACCTGATTGGTAAGAAAACTTATCATCCATATTAATACTTACTCTTATAAATATAAAAACAATACGTACCTTTAATTCGATACTCTAGAAAACATAACCTTTGCATAGTGCGCATGCGCGTTTTGTTGATACCTAGACTCTTCACCAAAAAAGCGAAGCCTATTATTACCACAGCTACTAATCCAACACACTGATACTACTCGCAAAAAATAGGCTACTCAAGGCTAAACCCGCAAGGATAGCGGAAAAAGTGATCCGGATGTAAAAATTTAGTCCTGCCATTCAGTCTAAATGATGAGCCACTCCCATAATCTCAGTGACGACAATGATAATCAACGGTGGAATAGTGGGTAAATAGTTGGCCTAAATGATCGAAGTCACCCATTGAGCTTATTCAAACACGCAATCAGGCAGTAAAGATCAATCAGTCAGTCTCACCTAACAAAAATGGCCTTAGCTAACATCACCATAACCCGCCTTAGTTCAATCTCTTATCCCCTCATTACCATTTGGTCAAAAAACCACCAAAGGAAATGCAACCAAAAAACAAAGTCAAGTTTTCAAAACTTTCAGCTTGACCTTTCAGTAAAGTTATCTTAACTTTATTCTTATCCCCACTACCGAGGACAAGGAAATGATTCTAGCGAAAGTTCACACCACACCTTTGCAACGCATTGAATTTCGTCTGCTGATGGCGATCCGCTTCGCCTGCTTGATGGCAGTGGCCAAGGGCCACATCAACCCCATGGATTGTCCAAGGGTGAAGGCCCGCACTGCAGCGCTTGAACAGCATTTAAGCCATTACCGCCCCAGCCTAGTGTTTGTGCAATCGTATCAAAACAAAGCCGGTGAGCTAGGGCAATGCTTGGCGTTGCGTTACAACGCCGCCAGCAAACGGATCATGATTTGGCGCAATACCCCTTTTGAATTAGCCAGCAAGGTCACCCCGCTAAGGGGCAGAGTATGAAACCTTTAACTCCTATTTCAACGTCAACAAGCCCAAGCAATGCGGCACTTGAGTACTGCAATCGCGAAATAGCCAAATGCCAAGACATGATCCGCATTTGGCCCCATGAAAAAGCCTGCTTACTGAAATTAATAGCCGGCTGGCAGCGCACCAAGCGACAACTGCGCTAGAGGCGCCCAAACAACACCAGCGGAGTAAACCACATGAATACAGCATTTTTACTCATGGCCCAATTCAACAAAGCCATAGTGCCGCTCGATGAAATCTGCAAAACCTATTTCGGCTTAGAGTCACGCACCGCGCAGAACTACGCCAAAGCAGGCCGCTTGCCCGTAGCCGCGTTTAGAACAGGTTCCAGCAATAAAGCCCCGTGGTTAGTCAACATCACCGACCTTGCTGAATACCTCGACAAACAGCGTGATGCCGCCAAGCAAGACCAAATCAACGTGGCATAAGCAAAACAGTATAGGGAGGTAACCATGTTCTATGTCTATGGCGTGTCAATGACACTGGCGCGAAAAGTCGCCAAGAAAAAATGCAGTACTCACGATGGGGTGCACCCTAACAGGCGTTTGCTCACACCCGAAGAATATCAGGCCAAGCTAGATGAAATGACGGCAGAGCGTTACAAAAAAATGAAGCCACAAAGGCTTTCGCACTCGCTATCTACGCCGTCGCTTTGCTCACAATACATAGCGCTGGCCAATACCCAAGAAGCACACCGTGACCTACACGTTCGCTACCGTAAATCCACAGGCAAGACGAACCCTAAAACTAGGAAAGAAATTTTTTCCTGGGTAGTTTATACCGGAGGACTAGCAGCATGAACATTCAACCTGAAACAGTGACCCGTGACCAGCACGGTTTTTGGACCCACTCACAACTACCCTATTGGGATGAAGGCACCACATGGGCTGATGCCACCAAGTGGTTTACCGCCCAGAACCTTGCACTGCATTTAGACCAGTTTGAAGATTCTGCACCAGAAGAACTCCAAGATGCCTGGTTCGAACAAGGTGAGTGTAATTGCAGCCAGTGGCAACCCAGTTGCCATGCACACGGTGCCTTCTTGATATCTATCCACGACACCGAAGATGGCCCCATCGCCATGTTTGCCGCCCCAATCACCACGGACAAAGCGCTATGAAATACCTTCTTCCAGGCTTTGAAGCCAAAAAGCGCCTTGAGCTGCTGTTATCCCTCACCCGCATTAGGTCAAAAGACGTGATCGCCGCCTTGATGGATCACTACACCACCTCACTGCCCGCAGAACAGGCCGCGGCTGAACACAATATTGCGCTATCAAACCTCGTACGCAATCAAAAGCGACTAGAGGCCGTGGCGGCAACGGTTGAATCCATCAAGGTTATCGACTGGGCGAAATTGCAATTGCATAAGAGGGCTAAATGAACAAATCAGCCGCGTTTCAACATTTAGTTAAACACTACCGCAACCACAAAAAAACCATGGCACTTGAGCTAACAACAGGTAAACAGCTCAACATCGCCACCGCCCTTGGTGCACTGGATTGCCTTTACTGGCAAGCACTGGGCAATGGCCTAACCAACCTAGCCAAAGGCATTGGGCGAACCATCAGCTATTCATACCAATACCACCCAATAAGGCTAGCGAGTCACCCACAGCAAAGAAGCAAGGAGGCAGCATGAACACATTCAGCACCCGCAATGGCGTAGTCACGCTCTCAATGCCCTTCACCACCATAATGTACGATTACCCGCAAATTGAGCTCACCTACAAACCCAACAACTACAGCGGTTGGGGCGTATGCAAAATATTTAACGCCCTCGAATGCGAGCCGTTCGAACAAGCCGATGCCGAGCTATTTGCCGAAACCGCAGAATCAAAACTGCGCATAAGGCAGCAACCACTTTGCAATAATCAACGGCAAGCATAGCCCCATGACCGCGGAGGCATTTAATCCCCGCACACGACTGGCAAGCGCCAACAATGTTTAAACAACATGCCAAAGACTTGGCAAAGGAAGGTAATGATGGGATGGGCTAACTGTGGTGAAGATAGCAATGGCAGACCAATTGGATATGCAATCGAGGCAACCTGTGATCACCCAGGTTGCCACAATCAAATAGATCGCGGCCTAAGCTATGCCTGTGGTGATATGCACGGTAACGATGAAATAGGTTGTGCTGGATACTTTTGCGAACGCCATCGAGCGACACACATTGAGCATGACGGAAAACACCATCAAATTTGTAACCGTTGCGCTACAGAGCTTGTGGACTCTGAAGAATGGCAAGAAGATGAAAACGAAGGGTGTTTAAAAAAATTAGTTGAGTAGCCGGAGGCGAAAGACCTCCGGTTACTAGATTTAACTTTTAGGTGCTGATACAAGCTTGTGCAAACTCTCGTCCAAACCCCGTAAAATAATAACAACCAAATTTCCATGTGGCTGCACTACCAACAGGATATTTTTCACTTTCATACACAGCTTTTGCTTTTTCCGACTCGAATATTCTTAAATGTTGATCTTGAGAATATGGAGTACCAGAGTGATGAGCAATAAGACCGATTCGTTTTAGGTTTTCAAAATAGCTGCTACATTTCTCTGGATAAATGCACCCAGCATCTTCTGCTATAAGGTTAAATTCAGGGATTATGCTCTCGGATGAGAAATTCTCATCACCACTTTTTATACTTATGTCAATTGTAGGTCCGGAGCCTGAACGATGGCTGTCTTGTCTTGCCATATATTTAAGTATTAAAGCCTCGTCACTTTGAAGCTGCTTAATAATTTCAATAAATGCAGGGTGAATGAAGCTTTTTTTGTTCTCATTCAAACTAGACGCAATTAATTGCGAAAATAACTCTTGAATCTGAATTTCATTAACTAAAAATTTTGCTTGGTCTAAAGCTTGTAACGCAACTCTTGGATTGGAAAAGGTGATTTCCTCGGGCGGAAGCAAAGCTAATTTTTCACCTGTCATCCGAATTACACTAACTGTAGCGTTTACACAGTCTTCCATTAAATATAAGCCTGTGTTAACGCTACGCGCTACTGATGCCAATCCTTTGGATATTTCTTTGCCAAATGGCCTTAATACATCTTCATACACAGGAACAGCTAAATTATTTACTAATCCTTTTTCTATATCTTCATTCAT